TACCTCCATAAACAACGCCCTGATTAAGGGTATCTAGATCAGTATTAGAAAGGGTTGTTGCTAAGCCAACTACGCCGGTAAGACGAGTAGAGTAACCTGCTGGAGACTTAAACACGCCTCGAGAAGCATCTGTCTGCTGGTAAATACCCGCAATAGCGCCACCAGGAGCTACTGTTGCAGTAATTCCACGAATAGCCTTGCTTGTATCTGGGATGGTTACCCATGGGAAGTACATAGCTGACTGTCCACCATCAATGGAGGAAACAGTTGATACAGAGCCCGCAAAGCTAATTGCATTTGCAGCAGTTGTGTTTGTTGATAGAGCATCAACAATAACAAAGCCATCTCCACGAGCTTCTACATACTTGATTACACTGTTTACAGTAGATCCAACTGAAGATTCAACCCAGCTAGCTGAGCTTGCATCTGGAAGGTTAAAGATCAATGGAACAGAAATGCTGTCAAAGTCAGCGCTAGATGCACCACCGGTTGCAAATACTTTACCTGTTCCAACAAAATCAGCAGGAGCAACAGTGCCGCTAGAAACACCACCAGTTAATGAGTGTAAACCATCGTTTGCTGGAACAGTTCCCGCAGCAGTCGAAGCGCCAATGTCATCTACAGTGATGTAGCTTGAAGTAGCATTAATAATTGCCTTAAAGTAACGTGCATCAGTCTTAGTCATGCTAAGGTCTGTAAACTGTTCAACTGGATTGCTTTGTGAAGCAGTAGTACTGTTTAGAGGTGGGCCGTATACCGTGAGTGCAAACTTGCTTGCAGTTCCGTTGACTTCTACAGCGTACTGATTGCCCCAGTCGCCTACGTTTTTAGCAGTAACGCTTACGGTGTTTGCAGGGGTGGTATTAGTTAAAGTAACGGATGCAGCTGTAGCAGCTGATGTTACAACACGACGGACGTAAGCATCGCGACCGCCGTTTGCAAAAAATAAGTAAACAGCAATACTAGTAGGTACTGCAAAATCTAATGTTCCGTATAGTCTAACAAAGTCAGACCATGAAGTAATTAGGGTAGGGGTTGTTGGACCTTTTTTAAGATACCCAACAAATGCAGCAATAGCATTTGATGACTCATTAGTCGCAATGTCTTGCTGTACTGTGTTTTCTTGAATAAATACGCCCGGACGTCCGAGGCCGTAACTTGCCATAATTTAGCTCCTTAGCTAATAGGGGTTAATCTGAGGGGTCCAGTTAGTACTACGAATTAGGTACGTTTGTGTTCAGATAACTAGTAAAGGTTGAATTTACTGATGTTATTGTTGGTGCTTTTGCCACAAGAATACTTGGAAGTATCTCGGAGCTAACTCTTATTGTAAAGACATTTACGTACAAGCGCTTGCCTTGCTCCGTAATATCTCTTTTAGTATAACCAAGAAGCTCAAGCCTACGAATAGTCTTGTCTTCCGGAATCTCTAGTGTCCCAAACCTAAATGGGAGAATATTGGTCAAAAGTGCTGCAATAATAGCTCGATCATGCAAAGGCTGACGGGCATAAGAAGTAACCTGATAGTCAATAGCTACAGGTATTGGGGTTTCAGTTTTGTACTTAGTGCTTGAATTAGCACCTTCAGGAGTATACGGAAGTGTTGTAATACCCCGGTTATTACGCTCTTTTTCCTCCATAATATCTACTAAATCAATAGTTATGTATGGGTATGACTGCTCACGGATTTCAACGTCAGGTTGACCAAACCATACCCCCACTGGGCGAGCAGAGTTTTTAGCGTCAGATACCGTGATTCCTTTTAGCAAGGTTTTTAGAGCTTTATCTTCATTAATAATAAAAGTCATTAAAACACTCCTACCACAAACTGATCTACGACCCAGCCAATGTCTGATTCATATCCGCTAAACATTTTGGTTAAGTCATTATTAACAAACTTATGGATAAGATTACGACCGGCAGCAGGGTACTTTTTACTTCCTGTAAGCTCTAGGTCTAATACTTCTTGATCTAACTCATCAGGCCAAGTAATGTAAAAGTTAAACCCGCCGTCATGCATAATATACAATTGGCGACCAATGCTTGATGGCCATTGATATTCAACAAGGGCTTTTCTACGTAAAGCGGCGGTAGCTTTTGCTGCTGTTTGATTAACAATAATGTCTGATCGTTTTACAGCAAGAACTGTAAAAGGAGTCTTAGCACCTAAACCTGGGATGTTTACTGAGGATAAGTCTGAGTTCACTTTTTACCCTTTAGCAGTGAGGCACCGATCCAGCCTGCTGCTAAAGATTTAATGTTGAATTTATCAAGGCCCGCCACGCCTCGAAGGAACTCTCTACGGTCAGCTTCAGTTTCTTTCTGAGCTATTTTTTGACCTAGTATTAACATCGCAAATTTCCTCTTCTTGAGGGCAGTACTTCAGCAGGTTCCGGATAAATCCGGTATCTCTATGAATGTACAACTAAATTAATAAATAATCTTAGTGAACTATTTCTTTTTTGGAGCAGCTTTTTTAGCAGGAGCTTTTGTAGTTTTGCAAGAACAGTTTGCTTTTCCACAGTTGGTGCACTTGCTGTTTTTACATACACATTTAGCTTTTTTGCATTTTTTACACATTATTTTTTGCCTGTTTTCTTTGTAGTAGTTTTTTTAGCTGGCTTTTTCTTAGCAAACTTCTTGTTAGCAGCAGCTAAGGTTTTTTGTCCATGCTTATCTTTTGGCTTCATACAACCACATGTTGCACACATATTTATAGTCCTTATCGTGAAATTGTTAGTACGGCTACGCTTGATGCACCTGAAGAGATAGCATAAAGCTCTGAATTTACAGGGATATCTGTAAGAGTGTAAGAAGCACCTGCGGCTAGTTTGTAGCCATAAGCACTAGAAGTTACGGTTGATCCACCCAAATATACGGTAGCTGAACCGTCAACATTCTGAACAGTCACAGTAACGGTGTTGTAAGCTTCTGAACCAGCAGTAGTAATAATAACTGGGGTTGAAGCATTAAGAACTTTAAGAGCACCAGTAATAGCAGGTAACGCTACGCCAGGCTTGCTTTCAGAGCCACTAATAGCTCCGGTTGTTGGATCTACTGAAATTGCCATTATTTCTTAACCATTCTTTCTGTGCCAGCTTTTGGCAGCTTTGATACCCTGTTGGGTAGTTTTAATCTTACCACCAGATTTCTTAGTTAGGTCTATATCCTTGTATTTTCCTGACTTTTTATTTGGGTGGTTGACGTGAATGTCACCGTCTTTAGCTTTATAAGCTACGTGTTTTTCGCCATTAATTTGAGCGGTTTCTGGGTTCATATTTGCTCTCCTAAGCTGAATATTGACTAAATTGTCTGTCGTTGACAAGTTCTTCAGGATTGATCTGAGAAGCGTCCAACGTAAACAAGGTGTACTTATCTGTAATTAAACCACGTGGGTAGAAGTGTGTAGGCCTAAAAACTTCATTTCTAAATACAATACGATCTCTCAAGAAGTCATCCGGAGAGGTAGGCATTGTAGGGAATAGTTTTTCTACATCTGCCATATTAAGGGTAACCCTTAAAACGTCAGTATTGTAAAAGCCTCTCTCATCTTGAAGAGTAGCTCCCTGATAGATAACAGCGGTAACGCAGGGAACATCAAAACCGGCAAACCATTTACGACCTAGAGCATTAGAACCAACGTCGTATACATCATCAACACCGGTAGTTACTTTATCCCAACGCCACCATTGAACAGTCTGACCTACTGGTCGTCTTAGATCTTCAGTAATACCGGATAGGATTGAATTACGTTCAAAATCCATATCAAATCTTCCGGCAGGTTCTGCAGCTTTCATTTAAGCTCCTAAGCAGCTTCGTAAGTACCGGTAATAACCCAGGTATCCCCAATAGCAATATTAGAGTTACTGTTTGGCATTAGTAATGAAGTAAAGTTAGATCTGGTTGAGTATGTGACGCTATTGTAGGTTGTAGTTCTTAAAATTTGAACGGTTGCTGTAGATAAAGTAGATGAAATTCCTCCAGCAGTGTACCCATTCGTTGTATTTAATACCGCAATTCCAGTAAAAATATTAGATCTGGAAAGGCTTGTGTAACCATCCGGAGCTACAGAAGTACTCAAATTCATAGTTACTTGACCAATAGGAGAAACACTTCCAAAAGTATCTAACTTAGCCTTTACAGGCAAACTAAATCTAAGTGGATTAGTTCCAACCGTAATTCCACTTGAGTCCCAAGTAAGAGATATAGAAAGTTTAAATCTAACAGTTTTACCAACTTGAGAATATCTAGCGTCACCAATAACTAAGTTAGCAGAAGCCACAAAGTCTGTAGCAACAATTGGAGTCCAGTCTTTCCAAGCAGGATTGGACGAGGATTCCCCGTTTATTCTTACGCTCACGATACTTCCAGACCGAAGCCATTAAATGACAAGACCGTTCCAGAGGTTCCACTAAGAACTACGATCTGATCATAGGCGTCTAATGCTAGACCTAGGGTAAAAGAAGTTGTGGTATTTGGGTCAATAGTTGCAGAGTATGTAATGTACTGCTTAACGTTTGAAGGGGTGTACGTAGTGTTTGCACCGGTATTAACTAATACAGCAATGCTATAAGTACCAGCAGTTGTAGACTGATTACACACCGTAAGGGTAGATGCAACCGCAGTTCCTGCAGATGGAGCCGTGTATAAAAGGCTCCAAGTACCTACTGCTGGAGCTACTTGGCCTAATACTTTATATGTTGTAGCCATTAAATGGGCCTTTCCTTAAGAGTCTAAATAAACGGTACCCGATTTGGGCCTAATTTTCAGCCTTTAACCTGAAGGCTAGTGCGGTCTACCATAATTCCTTTGCAACAGTCTGCGTAAGAATCACAATCTTGGGTTGGACAACCTGTTCGACATGCCATTTTATTTTCCTTCCGACCAATACTTAATAATAATAATACCACGGTAGCCATTTCCACCGCTTGTAAAGCTACCGTTTGCTGTTGGAGTGCCTCCGCCTCCTCCACCACTACCGTAAGATGTTGCCGCAGATCCATTAACGGCTCCTAAAGCTCCATTACCTCCCCCGCCAGTACCTCCGGTACCTGCCGATCCAGTATTTGCGCCTGCTCCACCGCCTCCGGCATAGGTTCCAAGGTTAGTAAATGTAGGATCACTTGGCCAAATTATTTGCGTAGAACCGTCGGCCCAAGTCAAGGACCTGCCGTCACCGCCGTTTCTAATAGTTCCTGATGCACTAGCGCCACCACCACCTGCTGCAGAGTTAGAGTTTGCAGTTGCTGATCCACCAGCAAATGCATACCCTACAAAACTAGTAGGTCCAGTGCCTGCATTTGCCGTACCAGCAGCATATAGTGTTGATCCAGAAACAGGTTCGTTATCATACCAACCACCTGCACCAGAACCCCCATTAGCGGTTGATTGGGTACCTCCACCATAGGCAGTTATTGAACCAAAAATACTATCTCCACCCTTTGTTAGACTAACCCCAGATCCGCCAGCACCTACCGTATATGAAATAGTGCCTCCAGGAGTTGCAGCATATGAAGCATGGTAAATAATACCGCCCGCTCCTCCGCCAGGACCTGAATAGTTCCCTCTAGTTGACGTTGGTGTAGCTCTAAAATAACCGTTACCGCCTCCGCCTCCGCCGCCAATAACGTATACCTCTAGATTTCCAGCAAGAGTTTCGGGTACTGTCCAAGTACCTGAACCAGCTGTATTTAATACATGGTACTGAACGACACGAGACATGAGCCCTTTTCTAGACATTAAGAAAATGCCTTACCTGCAAGGAATCCGTAAACGTTGTCTGTTGATCCAGATGTTCTATTAACTACCAATGTAATAATGTCTACCGCATTAGCAGCAGTCGACAATGTTGGGGCGGTTCCATTAGACCATTTAGGAGTTGCATTAGTTGCAGATCCATTAACTTGAGTTCCACCCCAACTAATAGTTCTACCGCCAACGCCGTCCTGTTTTAGTATGAGAGTAATAGTAGTAGACCCGTTAGGAATATTTGTAAGAAGGAGTCCAGAAATGTTTGCTGCGCCAAAAGTTACTGTAAAGGTAGTTCCTGCGGAAGTATCTAATGTTAAAGTTGTATTGGTAGCTGGCCCAGTTAATACTGATATTGTTTCAATAAGTTTGCCAGTTAAAGTAGCGTTAGATCCAAAGGAAGTTAAAGATGAAGCGGTGACATTTGAAGCAAGAGTTGCGCCAGTAATACCCGAAGCAGCCACATTTGTTGCAGTAGCAGCATTAACTGTGGAATCAAGAGAGCCATCACCCTTAACAAATTGAGAGGATGTTCCACCCTGAGTAATAAATTTATCTGCGTTGATGTATTGGAAGTAGTCAACGGAGTTGGTAGAGCCACCAGTTCCAGATGAAGCAACTAATGTTGAGTTTGGTTTGTCGTATACACAGTTGAGGATTGAGTAGAACCCGTTCAAAACAACTGGAGCAACGCCTGTCAATGCGGAAGTTAGAAATTGACAGTTCGCTAATGTAATGATGCTTGAGGCAGCAGATGTAACCGCATTGGTCACGGCAGCACCGACTACAGAATCTACAAGGCTCAGTGTTCCAGCAGTTAGAACAGGGGCAACGGTGACGGCACTTTTTACAATTACATTCGCACTAGCGTTGTTGACCGTTATGAAGTTTGGATTACCACCAAAGATGGCTAATAGTCCAGCCCCAGTAATACTTGCGGCATTAAAATCGCATAGACGAAGAACGGTGTAGTCAGCATTACTGCTCTTTGTGAAAGTTCCAGAAACTTCACAGTTCAGGATGTTTACGTTTCCAGTTCCCGTCGGCGCGGTTACTGTCAGGTTGGTTATCTTTAGCCCTGAAATAGTACAGCCAACACTTGTGCTTACAGTTCCAGAGATTACGATGTTTCCACCAATAAGTCCAGGACCAGTTAAGGTTGTGTACTGAGTAGTTATTGATGGGCTTTCAGTGTAAGTTCCTGGGTGAATAATGATGGTTTTACGGTTTCCAGTAATTAAGGTCAATGCTTTAGTAATAGAAGCAACTGGGGTAAGCAAATCACCATTACCAGTAGTGTCATTTCCATCTACTTGGCTAACGTGAATTTCGTAGTCATAGCCAGTAAAGTTTGAACCAGTCGCACCTTGTATACCTTGAGGAATACTAAAATTAAAAGTAGCAGCAGATGAACTACCACTATTAGTTACAGTTGCTGATGAACCTGCAGCACCAGTAGTAACAGTTCCAATAGCAATAGTTGCAGCAGTTCCTGTATTACCTTTAGGTAAAACAAGGTTTAAAATCTGATTAGGAGAAGTTCCTGTAATAGTTGCAGATGCAAGAGTACCTGTTACGACTGTACCAATAGCAAGAGTATTAGCAGGGCCTACAGCCCCACCAGATCCAGGCCCAACTATAACAGTGTCTGGAGTATTGGGATTAATAATAACTGTGTCTGTCATCCTTGCCACCCTGGAGCATACGGATCATTATTAACGTTGGTAACCTGATCTTCAGTAATTACTACGCCCTTTAGGTGGGTTAACTGGTAATTAGGATCAGTATTTGAAGTTATTTGAATGTCCCAGATAGCACGAGTTGGAAGATTCTTAGTTTGATCACTTGTAAGCTGCAAAGTTGCCTTACCGTTAGCACTATCAGTGACTGTAATAACAAAGGTTGCCAATACTAGAAGGGCTCCAGAGTAAGCACGTATCTGAGAAAGAAGCGTGTAGCCACTCAAACTGAATGGGAAGTCCAAATCAAGCTGGTAAGAGTCTCCACGATATAGGTGGATATCGTAAGTAGCGACAGTTTCTGGCGTTTGATCCATGTAGTTTGGAACAGGTACGCGTAGGCGCTGTGGGCGAGATGCGTCTTCCAATTCCTGCGGCTTGTATACAGGGACGTAGCGGTTTGTACGAGTAGAAATCTTGTGAAGAGTAGCAACCTCAATACGGTGTAGACCTACGTTTAGAAGGGTACATAGTTCACGGTACTGCTCTTTACGAACTTGGATAAGTTCCATAAGCTGCCCATAGCGCTGTGCTCTAGGGATGTGGACGCCGTCTGGAGCGGTAATGTCAATGTCATAGGCAGAATCAGTCGCCAACGTAAACAAAGCCATAGTGGCTGCTAAAAGAATAACTGGGTATTCCTCAACTACTGGAAGGTTAGCTAAGCTAACTCTAGAGCCGTACGGGCTAGTCTCTGTGCCTGCATGCTGGGTAAATGCAATATTGAGGTAGTTCTGAATCTCAGAATCAGTAAAATACCGGTAATATCTACCGGCTACAGTAATTACTGTGTTGGTTGTAGGGGCCGTAGCAAGCGTTAAAACGCCAGTGTGCTCTTCAATAGTAGATGTGCTAGAAATGTCTGTAGAGCCCGATTTAACGGTTAATTGAGCAGGGTCTACAGCGTATACATCTGTTGTACCTGAGATGACCTGAAGGTCTACACCATTTACAGGATAGTGAGAAAGATTAAATCGCTTAGTAGAACCGTCGCCTAAAAAGGTCTCAACAAAGGTTTTACCAATGTCGCCAAGTTCACTTCTAAGTCTGTTTGATAGGTCTGCAATAGTTGCCACGTAAGTATCCTTTGTTAACTATTATCTAATTCATTATCTATAGATTTAATGAATTAATCTGCCTAAAAGAGGAGCCCGCACCCACGGGAGGGCGGTCGTGGATGCGGGCGGTCTAACTAAAGCTGATTAGAGACGATCGTACAAGTAGCCCTTGTCTTGCAAGTGGCGAGCTACGCTCTTAGATACTTTGTACTTCTGACCAGCTTTAAAACTGTAATGGTTGCCTGCACCAATAGTGACCATGTCTAGGTCTTCTGCTACACGAATAACAGTGGTGTTGTCGGCAAGATCGACTCCGACGCTCTCTACTTCGTCTACGATTGTTGGCACAACTGCTGGTGTAGAAAGATCTACAATTTCAGTTTCCAACTTTTCTGTTGCTACGGCAGTTGCCATAGTCATTTCTTCAGAACGACGAGCCTGTTCAGCTGCTTGATCTTTAATTAATTGTTCGCGCTGACGCCCTGTTGTGTCAGCTACTTTAGCTTTTCCAGCCATGATTGTATTCTCCTAATGAATATCTCGATATGTGTTGTAAGAGTGAGAGGGGGCTTTCGCCCCCTCTCGGGGTCTTGATTAGTTGGTTTCTGCGATAACTACAGACTGATCGGTGATTAGACCCAAGCCGTAGATTGAGTACCATGCAAGTGCATGCTCACGACCGAAGTCTAGGATACCACCATCGCGCAGTTCAACTGGCAATGAGATAGCGTGACCGAAAGCGTTGTCACCAATGAATAGAGCTGAGTAGCGATCTGCGCTACCTGCACCGTACTTGGTAACTGGTGTGGTGTAGCCACCGCCGGTTGATACACCCTGAGGTGTTGAGTAGGTCTGGTCACCAGCGTATGATGTACCAGCGCCACCGGCTACCTTCTGAACCTGAGTTGTCTCAATGAAGACTGTATCGTACAAACGACCGATTTCACCAAGCATGAAGTTACCAGGTGCGGCGTACTTCGTTACTTCAATGAATTCAGGATTGTCGCGTAGACGACGGCTCTGGTGTGGGTGAACGAACGCAACGTAGGTCTCGCCTAGTCTTGGGATGTTCTTGGTTGCAAGTGTTTCCACAGCATCTTTAACGGTGTGCGGGCTTAGGTAGAAAGCACCGTCCATAGCAACACGTGATGCATATTCATCGGTTGTGCTGCCATCGTTAAGGTTAGCTGCGCTTGGTGTTGTACCGTATTCGTACCAGTTGTTGATACCGGTGGTTGAACGCTTTTCACCGTAGATTACGGAAGATGCGCCCATAAGGGTATCGCGAGCCTGGCCATCAAGGTACAGCGCCATGTTGCGACCTAGAAGACGTGAAGCAGAAGCCATAACATCATCGAAGGAAGCATTTAGTAGAAGTTCAGAAACAGCAATTGCGTAGCCATGCTCAGCAACTGTGATTGAGAACTGTTGTGCTGTCAAAGCACTTGTTGACATACGTACACCTTCAACAAGGGCTGAAGCAGCACCAAGGTTGTTGTAACGCATGAAGTTGATCTGGAGACCAGGTGCAACACCAAGTTCGGTCTTCTTAACAGCAAACTGTTCGAAGCGAAGGATTGGCATTGACTGGAAAAGGATTTCCTTTGACCAGATTGTCTGGATAGACTGCGTCAACTGGCTGTTTGAACCAGAATACGCTGTTGGTGAACCGGCTAGATTTCCGGTTCCTGTAATGGACGACGCCATGTCGTTTTCTCCTTAATAGAGTTGGTTGAATGTTTAAATTTGGTATTACCCGAATAGACCCTTGCCGCGTTCTGAAGCTGCTTGACCAAGAAGCTTCCCACGGTATTTGGCGTACTCACTCACCGACATGGAGGCAATTTGCTCTGCCGTGAACGATTTTTGTTCGGAATTGTTGTCCAGGGGTCCTGACGCAGGAGACGTAATACGACTCCCCGTCATTTCACGCCGAGCCGACGATAACGCCTGCTGGGCAGATTCAAGAATTCGCGATGAACGATCCTTGAGTCCTGCAATACTGGTTTCAACTTCCTCAGGAGTTTCGCCTGTGATTAAGTCGATCAGTTCAGGAATAATATTGTCACGCTCTTGTTCAAGGCGTGCACTGCGATAATTCTGAAGTTCGCTGAAGTTACGCTCACGGTCAAGAAGTGCAAATGCCTTCTCGCGCTCTAAACGTTCTGCTTCTAAACGTGCTTCGAACTCTTGCTCTTTTTTACTGAGCAGTTCACGAACATCCATCTCTTCTTCAGCAAGGCGCTTAGCCTCAGCTTCAGCTTCTGCCCGCAAGCGTGCCTCTTCTTCAAGACGAGACTCACGATCTTGCTTAAGAACATTAAGTTCTTCCTTCAGAGATTCAATCTGAGGGTAGAGCTTTGACTTCTCTTGTTCGCGAACTTTCTGTAGATCTGCTTCTGAGTAAGCTTTTGCAATCTCTTCTTCGAATGCACTTACTTCAGGGGCAGCTTCAACAGTCTGCTCAATGAATTGATTTTCGACGCCTAATACGTCGCTTTCGCCTATGTTTGACATAGTATTTATTCCTTTGTGTTAGTTAGGTCGTTTTCCAATTTAGTAGCTCGATTGACCTGCGGATTTGTTATGTATATAGACCACCATAAATTAATATTCATGTCAGTCTAAACTCTTTAATTAAACCTGACTTTCGTCAGCGTTTGGGCCTCTCCTCTGTGGGATTTTAGTTCCGTATGCTTTAGTGACGAGATCACTCTGCAACATCGCTACTGTCTCTTGTTCAAATGGTGTAGGCCCAGCAGGTGCGCCGCCTTCTTCACCAGGTGCTCCACCAGCAGGGGACATACCAGCAGGAGTGCCATCAGGCATCATGCCGGTAAGAGACATGATTGCTGAGTTGATCTGGCCCTTAAGCAAGTTAAGAGCACCATCAGACTTAGCATCATCAATAAGTTCAGCACGAATTTCAGCAAGCTTCTCATTCGGGAATTCTTCGCCTAGTCGACGTAATGCGCCTTCGCGGCTTTCCAAATTCATACCCATCATAGTTTGAATCTCATTCAGTACGATTAGTTTGTCAAGAGGAAGTGGGGATGGGAACGTAGCAAAGGTCTGGTAAGTTAATGGATCCGCTGGATCTAACTGTGGGTACTGATCCTGTTTGATAGGTCCATTGAAGTTAGGGTTCCAGATAAGTAGCTCTGGTTCTTTAAATGCAATTGTGCGCATTACCAAACTATTAATGATCTCTAGGCCCTTGCCATACTGAACAATCTTCTGTTGATAGCGATTCATCAATGGCTGGAACGTAATAGAAAGAGCAACACCCGAGGTGTTAGAGATTGCCTGTGTTTGACCAAGAGCGGTTTCAGGAATACCAATCATTTCGTGCATAGCACGCTTTACTAGCTCTAGGTACTGAATAGCACCTGCAAGACCTGAGCCGCCGCCTTCTAGGTTGAATACCTGAGCATCTTTAGGAAGACCACCCCAGACCTTCTTAGGACCCTTCTCAAGGTTAGAGGCTTTAGCACCGGTAATAACGGTAACTGGAGCAGCGTGGTAGTTGATGATGTCAGCAATGTCAGTAGCTACTTCGTTATAGTTACGGTTAAGTACAATAACGTCGTGGCAATCTGCAAGGCCCCAAGGTGAGCCGGATACCATTGTGTTAGGAATATGTACCACAGGAATAATACCTAGTGGGTTTGGACGAGAGTCGATAAGCTCATCATTGATGTACTCTTCGATCATGTCGTCGGTAAGGATTTCGGTATAGGTGTATACCTGACGAGTACCCTCCATGGAAGTTCCCCAGAAACGATACTTAAGTTTGAATCTGATCAAACGATTACGATCGTGTGGATGGAATTCTGGGAAAGCAAAAGATGAGTTAAGTGGGAGGATTCTTACACGGCCCGGATGAATAGCGCCTGTGCTGTCCTGCCATGCTTCTTCATAAGCAACTTTAACAAAGCAGTCACCGGATACGCCACCCTGCTGACCAATTTCCCAAAGTACAGCATGCTTGTTGTTATCTACTTCCCAGACTCTCTTAAGAATGTCAGGAACAATAGCTTCGGTTTCTTTAGGACTACGGAATGAAACACCGCGGCTAAAAGTAAAGTTAATGATGTAATCCGTGAACGCACGGTAGTAGTTGTAAACCATCTGGGTTTCACCGATCTCACGACGGTAGCTCCAGTGGTGGCCCAGGTACATAGCCCAGTTAAGTGAGTAACGGTTAAGTCTCGGACCGTGGACTTCGAACTCTTCGTCCGCAAGTTCAACAAGACCCAATGGGGAAATGGAAATAGTTAAGTCGGACGACGCCGCTCTATAGGACGGTGGCGAGAAGTCAATACTCATGCCCCACGTCCTTCCATATTATGTCTCATAGTTTGCCCTCTATTAGAGAAGAAGTGAATTCTTCTTTTTCCTTTTTTCTTCTGCGGCTTTTCTTTTTTGTTTATCTATTTCTTCTTGCTTGTAATCCCTAAGGTTAGGGTTTACTTCTTCAATAGATGAAACGTATTGTCCGCCTACCCTAGCATACTCTGAACTTGTACCTTCAGCCGCAGCGAAGTTACTTCCTTTAAAAGCATGGTGTCTTGCTCTTTGTATTCTCGAGATTGAGTTATACAAGAGGGGGTTGGCAGGTATTAACATAACTCTACCTTAAGAGTAACTACCCAGCCCCAGAGAAGGGGTATGAGGCTGGGGAGCCACTGCTTAATTAGTCTACTACCGTTGAAGGGTTTAGACGATGGTAGTGTTCGCCTGAGCGGAATTCTTCTTCGAATGACAACTCAGCAAGATCGCTGAATGCACCTTCTGAGAAGTTGCCCAAGTATGTTGGTGCTTCTACCCATGCTGCAGAGCCAACGTGTGCTCGTTCTTTCATGGTCTCTTCTGGGTACTTTTCGAATACGTTCGTATTGTGGTTTGGGCGGCCTGGAGGGGTAATGTAACCCTGTGAAGCGCCGTTCTCAAACTCACGTGGAACGTCGGTATCAGTTGCAATACCTTCTTCAAAACGTAGCGGACCACGCTTGCCTGCATCTGCAGAGGTGAACTTACGTTCGTATGATACCGGAGTACGCTCAGGGAACTGAGGTGCCGGACCGATTGTGCTTGCCATAAATTTCTCCTAATGGATTGAGGATCCTCAATAAGAGTTTCCTACGAATTTGAGTAAATGTCGCCCTAAACTTCAAAAATTAAAAGAAAGGGTTTGAACTAACTTCTACGGTGGGCATGACTAGGTTTTCTGTCATAGCGCATGCAATAGCTAAAGAGTCCACAAAGTCATCATGTGCGTGGGCTTCATTAGGTGCAGCCACTGTGAAGTTAGCGCCTTTGTACTGGACTTCAGCGTCCACCATTTG